GCCCCTACCTTTTCTGCTATCGTTTACCTAGTGGCGAACACCTAACACCGCCACGAGAAGAGAGTAAAGAAAATGGCAATTATGTGCGAAGAGTGTAAGTGCTCTATTTACTTAGAGAAGCAAGAGGACGGCACTATGGAATACGGCGCTTGCGAAAATGGGTGCAGCTGCTGCAGCGGTGAAGATATGAAAGCACTAGAGCAGACACTAAGCGAAAGAGTCGCGCAGCTGCTAGCAATTACGGAAGAGCAGCGCGACGCCGGCGAAGAAAATAACCCTATTCTGCACGCAGAAAGCGGGCCTAATCGCTTCGCTCTTATGTCTCTATTTTTTACCGATAGTGACGGCGTGAAAATTGAAGAGGACCTAGACATCAACACAATTACCGTAACTTACTTTACGGACCTTGAAGAGCTAGAGATTAAAGAGGGCGCACTATATGAGTGGGCCATCAATTACTATAAAGAAAATTACTAAGGGAGAATAAGAATATGAATACTTTAACAATTCAAGAGACGGCGCAAGGCCAACACCTAGAGAGCTCTTTCGTGGGCCGTGACGCTGCGGGGAATAAGTACTATCTAACGGCGGCGATTAAGTCTATGCAAGGCGCCGGGCTAGACGTGAGCCACCAACCCGTGAGCGGTGCGCCGGTGATATCTATGTCCGGCGTGATAGTGAGTAAGTACGGCTCACTAATACACGATAGAGCTTGGCTTAGCGCGGGGCAATGCTTGGACTCTTTCAACAATATCACCCGATACGCGGGGCGGTGGAATTCAAGCGAGCTTAAGAGTGTGCTCTCAATATGGGGCGCGTATCACCTTAATGAGATGAATTCTCATTGCGAGCACCAAAATAGCGACGTCGCTTGGGACGCGGTAGAGCCTTGCAGCGTTACCGGATACAAGGCGGGAAGCGCTTGGCTCTATGCACCAATTCCCGATAGCGTATTAATAGAGCTCACTGGCCTAATCATCAAGCACGGGCGCGACTAATGAGTGAACTAGCCTATCTCTTATCGGTGCTGCTCTCTCTTGCAGCTTACGCCGTCGCAGCGGTGGCTTTATGGGGCGTGATAGAGGGAATTCATTACATATGGTGCAAGGCGACGGGGCGGGAATACTAGACGGGTGACTCTTAGAGACGGTGACGGCGTGCAGCTGTACCCGTCTCTAGGGGCCGGCGTCTAGCCGGATCGACTACAGAAAGAGAGAAAGAGAATGAGCACACTAGAGAAAGAGAAAGAGAGCGCCACCGTGAGCGCCGTTAATTATGTAGAGAGTGAGGGCGCGAGCTTGCTTACCCTATTAGAGGGCGTGAGCACTCACGCGTCTAAGGATAAGAGTCTGCCGGTACTTAACGCCGTACAGATAGAGAGTGAGGGCGGGGCGCTAGTCTCTCGCGCCACCGATAGGTACCGCCTAATAGAGGGCACTATTCAAGCGCTAGACGGGCGCTTAGACGTCTCTCTCATATCGCTAGACGATATTAAGAAAGTCATCACTCTACTAAAGGCGCATAAGGTGCACCGCGTGCAGCTCTCACGGATCGGTGACACTCTTACCGTGAGCGCACTAGGTGATTCTATGACAGTGACACTATTAGAGGGTAAGTACCCGCCGGTAGAGCAGCTGCTTAGTGATAGTGAGAAAGAGCCGGTATCCGTAGAGGGTATGGCCTTTAACCCCGCGTTTATGGCAGATTACGCGAAAATAGCCGGTAAAGGCGAGGGTATCAAGGTCTATTTTCACGGTGATGTTAAGCCTATGCGCGTGAGAATAACCGGCCATAAAGTGACGTGGCGGGCGCTGCTTATGCCTATGAAATATAGAGACTAAGCTCTAAGCGCGAGACTATCGGCCACCGTGTTAGGCGGTGGCCGGTGGCCGGTGCTTAGCCGGATAAGAGAAAGAGAAAGAGAGCGAGAGATGACTATAGAGAAGAATAGAGAGGGCGCGTACGTGATATCCGATATCGTGAGCGGGTATCTAGTAACGCGCAGCTATTACGGATACGCGAAAAGAGACGCGGTGCGGTTATTCCGTGCCTATGTGAGAGGGGAAGAGCGATGATTAAAGTTGATGGTGAGGGACGGGAATTCTGTCTGCCTTGCGCCGATACCTTAGATGTAGAGGGCGTGATAGTAGAGAGAGAGGGTGCTTGCGTAAAGTGCTCTAACACGTGCGACGATTGCGACGCGGTAACTAGCGTCACCATAGAGCCTTACGGTAACGGCCATATGGCCACTATAAAGTGCCCTAATTGCGGGGTCTCTTACGATACTAACCTTGATCCAATAGAGGGGGCGAGCAAGTGACATATGAAAGAGCTAATGAATTATCCGATTACTTACTAGAGCGCGAGCTTATGTGGGAATTCTTTCTATACGAGAGGGGGAAAGCGTGAGCTATTATGACGGCGACGCGTGGGCTAACCACGTGCTTAATGAGATTAAGTGCGGTGAATGCGAGAAAGAGTATGACGAGCAAGAGGGCGAGGGCAATATCTGCCCCGCCTGTAAAGAGAAAGAGGGAGAGAATGAGTAAGTGCCACGCCTACGGGTGCAAGAATGAACAGCAAGAGGACTTCTATATGTGCGATTACCACTATGGCGTAACGTGCGGGGATCACCTAGTACCGGTGAAAGAATGCGGGTGCAGAATATGAGCGAGACTATGCAAGAGATGATGGAGAGAGAAATGGCGGAAGCTATCGCCACCCTTAACAGGGCAAACCGTGCTTTCGATAGGCTATTCGGCACGCAAGAGGGAGAGGACGAGTAATGGGAGAAGTGATTAGCTTTCACCCGCCTAAGTCCGATCTTATTTTGCTCTATGAAGTGGTGGACGAGAGCGGTAACGCAGAATGGGGTGGTAATAATGAGAGGGAAGCTCTCGCGTGGATAGCAAGTTCACCCACCGCTGCACGCATACTTGTATCGGGGTGGGAGAGCGACGACGACGACGCTCATCTAGTAGGCCAACCCTTAGACATAACAACTATGGTAAAGGCAGCTAGCCTATGAGTTACTGGCTAGTAATAATCGCTATCCTACTGGTAGGCTACCTTATGATTGAAAGAGGACGAGAATGAGTGAAAGAAGAATTGAAACTGCCAAGAATATGGCAGTGCGTCAACGTAATTATAGGAGAGCGAGAGATCGTGCTCTAGTCCGGTTGGCTAAAGCCTACCCTGAGCTGTATCGAGAATATCTATTGGAAGAGAAGGTGTCAGATGAGCGTATGGGTAAAAGCTGGATTGATATTACTGGTAGCACTGTTATTGGCGAGCTGGGTACACGAGCCAACGGTGCCATTATTATCCCACCAACCCCGCATAACAGAGAGAACGAAGGCGACAATGGGGGAGAAGCGTGAGAATAAACGAATCGCAAGGGAATATAGTAAGGCTCTCGGATATTCGCCGAGAGAAGTCACGTGCCTTGTCACCTTATGGACCCGTGAGAGCAGGTTTGACCACCTTGCCAAGAACCAACGTGGAAGTTCAGCTTACGGAATTGCTCAACTCCTTAGAGAACGTAGTGGACGAGCTGAACTCCAAGTCCTACACGGTTTGCGCTACCTTAACCACCGCTATTCAGGGAGTGCGTGTCGCGCTCTCCGACACCACGATAGACGAGGGTGGTACTGATACACTATAAGTGTTCATTTCTTACCCTCTGCACGAACACTAGCCCTCACCGTTAATCTCTTTCCGGTGGGGGTTAGTGCTTGTTGTCGGTAGTATAAAAGCCAGTCCCCTTAAAGGTGACAGCGGGCGAGGACCACTTGCGCTGGAAGGTGGTATCGCAGTTGGTGCAAATGTATGTCTCTTCCGGTGCATTGATACTGCGTTCAATGATTCGTACATCACCGCACCCTGGACACTCGTATTCATATGTCATAGCTTCACCGCTTCCTCTATATCTAGGTATCCAACTACCTTCTCTACCTTGTTGTTGTTCTCAAACTCTGTTGTCGCTGGCATAGGGTGGACAAACCATTCAGGTTCATCTAACTCTGTAAGATCAAAGGAGTAGATACCAAGCGGTGTGCTGTTGATATAGAAGGGCAGTAGGTCACGGTGGTATGCCTGTTCAATCAGCTTGCGATACTTCATCTGCTCTATAAGTAGCGTAGAATAATGGGTTTGGCGACACTTCAGTTCAATGAAGTGACCGGCCTTAGCACTGGTGCAGTCGAAGGCATCATAGATTCCAGGCGCACGCAGTAAATCTGGGTAGAGATTAAGTTTAAGAAAGTCATACAAAATTATCTCGTTCACCGGTATGGACTTATCCCACCGAGTTCATCTTGTAACTTGCGTACTGCACCCAAGCACCTACGCTCTGCTGTACTGGTAGCACAACCAAGTACGCCACCTATCTGAGCTAAGGTAAAGTTCTCGTGATGACGCAGGGTAAGTAACTGCTGCGAGCTAGCGTCTAGTTTAAGGTAAGCCTTCTTGATATCAATGAGTACTGCTAGCAGGTTGCCACCCTCTGCTGGAGATGATGAACCTTTAGGCTGACCATCACGGATCATCTCTTGTGCCTGTTCTAGCACAGTGCCGTCGAGTACTGAGGCAATAACAAAGGGCAGTAACTGAGTGAGCGTAGCTCCCTCGTAGTAAGCCTCATCAGTAACGTGATAGCCAGACTTATCTGCCTTCTCCTTGCGTGCGTATCGCTCTGCTACACGTAACATCTGCCACGCTACACGGTGCTCGTTATGCTGGCGCTTCTTGGTATCCGGCTCTGATAACTGCTCGTTGATATAGTCAGCACGAGTAAGCGCCCACTTCAGACACTCCTGTTTGACATCATCTCGCTCTGCAAACGTGCCATACCTACGATGGGTGGTCTGCGCTACGGTGTATACGATGTCATAGATGTTCTTGTGTAGTTCAGTCACAATCAGGTAGCACCAAATCTATAGTGTGCTGAATGTTCAGCAGCTTGATGGCGAGGAAGTCTATGTAATTGCTAGCGTCGGCTAGCTCTTCAATCAATTCTCTAATGGTATCTGCAGTAGTAAAGGACTCGAACTTCTGCCCTTGTGCGTGTGAGTACTGGTCGTGGCCCACACCCTTGACTCTATTAGCACGAAGGGATGCAAACGATTCAATGAAAGATGTCAGGTCCTCAGTGGACACGCCACCTGCACGGTATCCAACTACTGCTAAGTGATCTACTAACGGGTTGCTGTTGGACATATTAGAAGCGTCTCTTTCTCGTAGTTGATTTCCAAGATGTGAAAGCCCATAGTATGCAAAATCTGTACCATCTGCGCCCATTCACCCTTATCCATTTCCCTCACCTACCAGCAAAGCCTTCGTTGCTTCCGCTCCATAGGCTAGGTAGTAGTCATTGATGTCCATATTGGGTGGTAAGTGTACTATCGTACCGTTTAATACTTCTTGTGACACGCGCTTAGAGAAGTCAGCTCCAGGATTGGAGCCATCTTCCTTTACATCATTGTCACCAACGATATATACAGCGTCATAACCTGATAACAACTTAGCAAAGTGTGGCTTCCACGCTTGCACTCCAGGGATACCTACTGCTGGTATACCAAGGACACCGGAGACTATGACTGTATCTAGTTCTCCTTCACATACAACGATGTGCTTACTCAGGATCGTAGTATCAACTACGTTATAGAGATGAGCTTTCTGTCCTGTAGGGCTACCGTACTTGGGTTTACCATCATCTAACCTGCGAAACTTAAAGCCAACGCAGTGACCAAGAGCTGTGATGTATGGAATAGATATCCACCCATCATAGAGTTCGTGACCATTCATTGGTTCAACGATGGTCCCCAAAGAATAGAGCGCAGCTACCTCTTCAGATATCCCACGTTCTTCTAGCGCCACGATTGCCTCTGGACTTATTTGCTGAGCGTATCTCTGCGCCGCTTCCAGTAGCAATTTCGACTGCGCGTTTGAGGCCATCGTTAAACTCCAAGTTCTCTAGTATGCACACGATATTCACTGCATTGCCACCCTTACCGCAGGTAAAGCAGAAGTACAGGTTGTCATAGGTATTCATAGATGCAGAGCGTCTGCTGTCATTGTGCATTAGACAGCGAACGGATGCTTCTTTACCTTCTCTTACCTCACCACCAAAGTACCGAATGATCGGTGCTATGGGGACTGAGTTTGCATCAACGGAGCCTTTAAACCTTTTCTTAGAACCCAACCTGGACCAGTCTTGTGCTGGCATACGCACCCCTCGCATTGTTCGTGATGTGCTTCGCTAAGTTTAATCTGGTTCACACGATTGTATTCACCAGCATCTATACAAGGCTGGCAAATCACGCTTGGTCTAGCTCTTCGTCTGCTGTTACTTCTTCTGTAACAGTTTCTTCAACAACTGTTTCTTCAACTACTACTTCTTCAGGTACTAAGATGTCTGATGTTGTGATGATACCTTCTGGTACTGCCATTTATTTTACCTTCCTTACGTTGTATTTAGTTCCCTGCCATCTGACAGTTGACTTAGGATCTTCTGTGTTCTCTACCAAAATCCCTGCTTCTATTAGCAAGGAAACCACTGTGTTGTAAACATAATCTCTTTCACGAGGACCATCATATGAACGAACTTCTACAGACCTAATACGACTATCAATTAAATTAGTAATATGGTTTAACTGTTGTTCAGTTACATATTTATTTTTCTTAAACATTATCCTTCTCCTTTAACCACTGCGTTAGGTCTTGTATAACCCAAGCCTTCTCTATGCCAGCGTTGCGACGCTTAACTACAACATAATGCAGTGGCACTTCTCCTATACCACGAGCCTTAGCGTAGTTAAGCGCCTCAACTTCTGCTTCTCTCCAGAACTGAGGCAAGTCTAGTCTCGCCGTGTTCTTGAGTTCCAGTATGTAGGTCTGTCCCGTGACAACTACAACCAGATCCCCTTCGTCGTCTTTACCAGCCAAGCGCAAGCGTTCAGCTAGTACACCAAGACCACGAAACCATTTCATTACATCAATCTCGAAGGCTGCACCCTTAGCCTTATTGTACTTCGGGCTGCTCATCAACGAGCACTACCTTGTTAGTCTTGTAAACCATCTGGCCTTCTTCATCTTTGACTATCTCTACAACACCTGACTGAATCAAAGCGTTGAAGAAGTTAGCAAGATCGACCTTAAGGATAGCTACTTCTCTATCTAAATCACTCATTAGAATTCCTTTCCGATATACCAGAAACCAATATCAACATACCAACTATACTTAGATACATCAAAGCCAATACCAAAGCCTGCCTTACGACCATACTGCCACCAATGTCCGGCAATTCTTTTCTCACTCATTGCTCTATCTCATTCCCATATTCATCTACATTATAGTTACCAGTATAGCCATAGCGTGCATCACGAGCGAGCATCGCACCGTATGCGTTTCTGTCTGATATCTGGCAAGCACCATAGTTAACTAACAAGGTTGCATAACTCTTACCGTCTGCTGCGTGTGGACCGAAGCGGTTCTTTACCGCAGCAATCTTTAACTCAGCATTGGTTGGGTTGTACCCAAGTGTAAGTATCAGTGCAGGTAACTGACTGACCTTACCGTGTACTGCACGTCGTGCCGGTGGTTCAGTAGGTGACCCATACTCTGACTGCTCAGAGACGTGGTGTAGTACCAAGACACAAGCCTCAGTCTTACGTGCCATATCGTGCAGCTCCATCATAATTGCACGAAGCCCAGCCCATTCGTTGTCTGTCTCTGCAGCTACATTCATAAGGTTATCTATGATGATCAACTCAGGGGCTAGCCCGTACAACTCGACGTAAGCCTTAATCTCCAACTCGATATCATCGAGTGACGGACTGGAGTCAAAGACCCACTTGATGTGCTTTAGCTTCTCAAAGTGTGCGTCGTAGTAGTGGGAATCAGAAGATAAGTTCTGCTCCACGTTCACCTGGTTGTGACCAGATGTATGCGCTGCTGCTCTCATCATTACAGTTGTTGTATCTGTATCTGCTGAGAAGAACAATGTTGGTACTGCTGCCTTGACTGCATAGATAAGTGCAAACATAGACTTGCCAGCATTCGGTGCAGCTGCAACCATACAGACTTGGCCCCTTCGGAACTTAATCTGCTGTGCTGCTAACGCATCCCATACATCAGGAAGCGGTGTTGCTTTGGTGAGGACTGTTCCCCACGCACGTTGCAAGTCAAGCACTGAATTCTCCAAATGGAATTACGATTCCTCGACTTGTCCGAATTCTAGTTCTCTGGTTTTGGGTTAGCCCACCCCAGATACCGTAGCGTTCGTTCTTGATACCCCACTCAGCGCACTCTTCTTTATGAATACAGTTACCGCAGATAGACCTAAGAAGTGGTAACTCCCTAGGCTGTTCTGCCTCTGGTGGGTAATAGATTTCAGTGTCTATACCTTTACAACGTGGATCCTCAAAGTCCCAAGGTCCACGCATTGACTAGCGAACCCAGATGGTCTCGCACTTATCTGGCGCACCCTTTGGTGAGGCGCACATATAACCCTGCCAAGGTCCCTTAGCTGATGTGCCTGTCTTATAGGCCATTACTCCGTGCTTACAAACCTTTGCACCTGGTTCTGCTGGCACAGCTACTGCTACTGGAACTGGTACTGGTACTGAATTAAATGATTGTGCAATGACAGCGTTAGCTGTTGCTAGTGCGCTACCACCTGATAGTTCAGATGATGTTGACTTGATGAGTGCTGCGACCATTGATAGGTCAGTAAGACCTGTCTCAAGATCCTTAATATCTGCAGCATAAAGATTGATAAGAGTTCCGTCAGCTAACTTATAGTTAATCTGGAACTTTGTGTTTTCGTTTGCAGCCATTTACTTTCCTCCACTTGTTTTGATATTGAGTCTTACAGATTCGTTACCAACAATCTTTGGTACAAACCCCAGAAGTTTCTCAACTTCTTTTGCATCAACTGTCTCACGACCTTTGACTGTTGTCCAGCTGATTTCAACGCCACTAGCAGTGATACCAGTAGACCCTTGTAAAGATTCTTTCAAGGAATCACGTTCCTTTTCCAGCTCTTTAATCTTGCTATCTAACTGTAGGTAATGCAGTGCGTGCTTGTCAACTTCTTCGTCCTCAATCACGACTTCACTAAGGACGATACGTTCTTTCTTTAAACCACCGCAACCCATCTCTTCTGTTGCATCGTAGTACTGGCAGTAGTCCTTACAGAAAGACTGATCCTTCTCTGGTTCTGGCAATGTTGTAGACGCCTTGACATTAGATAACCAAGACAAAGCAGCAAGTGCCATCGTCTCATCGTAAGGCTCTGTATGTACCTTGATGTCCTTCTCAGCACCATCTCTAGCGATAGCAACAAGGTTAACTGTATTAACCTGGTAGCCATTCTTAGATAGCAGGTAACCATAGAGCTGTACCTGCCAGCGCTGCTGGTTAGATGGGAAGTAACCAAGGTTCTTAATCTTAGAAGTCTTCCAGTCAATGACAGCACCGGTGCTAGGTACGAACAAGTCAACGTGTGCTTTCATATCACCAAAGGCAACCTCAGTTTCCACTAAGTATTCTTTACCTTCAGGATCGATAGCACCGATAGCCTCTTCGATAGCTGCGTGGATAGCAGTACCCATAATGGCAGCCAACTTAGATTGGTTCTCATTGGTATGTGGTTGTGCGTTTAATCTGTACCAGACCTTGCGCTTACATCCACCTATCTCTGACGGACCTACCTCTGTCTGTAGGCTACGGTCACGACTTGCATCTTTGTTATGCAGTACGTGCAACAGTAATTCTTTAGGGTCTTCAATCGCCACGATAGCTCCTTGTCAAAGCCTTATCAATGATGCCCTCTAGCATCTTGGCTTGCGCCTCAAGTTTGTCATTAAGTTTACTTAAGCGTTCGTACTTATCTTTCCAATAAGCAACCTTTGCTTCAAGGCTTTCTGGTTCTTGAGGAATCATAGTGTTAATTAAATTATCGTAAGCACTTGTTAGGTAATTTGAACCGTAAGTATTTACTTTAACTGCAATGTAATCATCTTTAGGTTTTGGCTTGCGCTTTGGCGCAGCCTTCTTCTTTACCGCCATTTGCGATCATCCTTCCACTGTAGGAATGTATCGAAAGCATAAGCTCCAATGAATCCCATTACAAAACTAATACCTGCTACGAGAATTAACTCTTTCATTTGTCATTCCTTGTCTGTGCTACTACCTGAATTGGTGGGTGTGTATTGATATCCAGTAAGGATGAAATCCTGACTGCCTTCTCAGCTACCACACTTGCTGTTAGGACTTTATTGTAAGACTTAGGTTCCAAGGAATACAAGTACCCAAGGGCATAATTTCCACCGGAGCCTGCCGAGAATAGACCACGCTCAGATGTGTTAAACGATAGGTCACCGCCGATAGAAAACATATTGCCGTTGAAACCTAGCAAGAACGAGAAGTTCATCTCCTTGTTATCGACTTCGTAGTTACCCTCTTTGAACGCAGCTGAGATACTAGGCAGTATCCTGCTACCCATAAAGCGGGTTGGGTCTTCACCGCGATAAAGCGGTGGCTTCCACGCATAGGCAAGGATGTCACCTGGACGTGAGTCACCTGTCAGGCCGAGTAGATACTTACCCGTTGAGACTATCTTGGGTGTATCTACCGAGATAATGCGTTGATCACCGTCAGTGATTTGTGAATCGGCTGCCATTACCAAGAAGTCTGAGCCTTGGATACCCACGAGTGTTGTCATAGGAATACTTTACCAGTCTACGGCGTGTCGCAAGACACATACCAAGCTGTGTCCTATTACAATATGAGCCGTAGGCGAATAACAGTACGGCCCTTAGAGGGCCGACAGTCAGGAGGCCCGACTATGCGGCTCCGTCTACCAACCCTGCGAAAGTTCAGGTCCATACGTGACCCATTCATTGGCCTTCCTAAGCCTTTTGGGACCGATTTAAGACAGTTAGGACCCATCCACGTATGTCCGTGTGGGTCTATGGTCTTTAACGTCGCAGCGTCCTTTGAGGATTACGAGATAGTCTGGTATGCACTTGATGCTGAGTGCTATTCCTGTGGCAATCTGGTAGTCGTTCCCTGCCCTGTAGATCGTGATGAAGCACAGACTTTCAGAGATTAACGAAGAGACTCGGACTGGTGTATGCTCAGTCTGTGGTCCTACCAAAGTCAACCTTAGAGACTCTAGGCAGGACAAAGCGCACAACAAGTACAAGTGTCACGCAGTCTACCGGCGCTTTAGATACCCGCTATCAGTCCACCGTAAGAGCTACTGTGAACACTGTAACTTCCAGCCGGTACACATCAGTCAGCTAGACGTTGACCATATAGACGGTAACCGGAACAACAACGACCCGTCTAATCTACAGACTCTCTGTGCCAACTGCCACCGCTTAAAGACACACTTGCACGGTGATAGCAAGTCCAAGATATTTTAGGGACAAAAAAAGAAGGCCGGTCCCCGTAGGGACCGACCTCCTGTTGCCTCGCGCTTATGGGTTACTTAGACCCACGACCAAACTCTTTTGCCTTTGGGTCAAGTGACTTCCAAATTGGGGCAATGAAGGCTGATGCAAAAGCATAGGCTAATGTCTTTGGATCTGTGATTCCAGCTGCGTAGAGCGCTACCACTGATGGCACTGCTGCACGAGCATAGGTTGTTGCGATAGCAACTAGCTTAGTTGTGTTCATTGTTATCCTTTACTTAAGGTTTCTTAGTCTTTACTTAAGACTTGAAGACTGGCTTACCAAAGCCAACGATGGACACAGCCTGTGACCTACGTAGTTTGGAGCCATTCTTCTTTTTGTATGCACGAACCTTGCGGCAAACTTCTCCGCCGTTTCGCTGGTCACCCTTCTTATCTGGGGCAGTGTTGCCTTCGATACAGGTAACTGTGCCATCGCCGTTATCCTTAACGACAATGCCAACGTGAGAGATACGGTCTACGCCGTCTCCTGGGAAATCAAAGAACACGATATCCCCTGGTAGTGGAACTGCTTCCTCTGCCTTTTCCCATTGACCCTTCTTAATGAAGGCTCCTGCTCCTGCTGGTGTGTATACACAACTAGGAATCTTGAGGCCTACCTCGTTAGCGCACCAGTTAACAAATGATCCGCACCAAGGTTGGAAGTTAGCTTTGGTAAATGCACCGTACTTGGTTTCATTATCCTTTGGTCCCTCGATAACTCCGAGTTCACCCTTTGCTACTGCAATGAAGTCTGCTCTCTGTCCCATTACTCACTCGCTTTCTTGTCAACCTTAGCGAAGGCTGCGTTGATTTCTTCTGCCGATAGGTTTCCATCTGCTAGGTAGAAACGTGCTAGTGCTTCAAGTACTCGTGCTGCACCAAGGGCACCAGCAAGTACTGCTGCCTGCCATACTTCAATACCTACTAGAGAACCAGCACCGATAACTCCTAGTGCTTCTGCTGCAATGACTGCAAGAATTCGCATCATTACATTCTTTAATGTATCCATTATTCGTCGTCCTTTAGATTGCGTAGATTAAGAGTGACTCCCCAGATAATCAATGAGAATCCAATGGCATATCCAACGATTGTCTTGGCAGAACCTTCAAGGACTACCCAAGCAATGAACATACCTAGAAGAGTCCATAGCTGATTTGCTATGTCGGAGAAGAACTTCTTCATTATTACTTCCTTCTATAAGCAGCGCCTGCAGCAGCAGTTGCTGCAGCACTGGTGGCTATGTTTCCTACAATTACTGATGCAACGATTACCTCTTCAGCTCGCTCACGAACTTCAGGTGGTAGGTCTGCACCTACACTGCCAAGTGCAGCGAAGGCTGCTGCTGGATCTGTGAAAAGTTCACCTAGTAGGGCAGCAGGGTCTTGTAGTAAAGCGACAGCTATTGCAACTTCTGCTGTTACTACCACTCCGTTATCTAGTGTTACCGGTGTGCTAGGTGGTAGACTTTCCAAACTAACATCATTAACACTTGGAGGTTCCGGTGCAATATCAGGTTGAGGCTCTGGCTCAGGTTCTGCGACTGGCTCAGGCAAAGGCTCAGGAGCTGGTGCAGGTGGCTCAGGCTCCACTGGGGGTGCAGGCGGCTCTTCTTCAGGAGCAGGTGCAGGCGGTTCTTCGACAGGCGGTTGCTCTTCAACAACTGGCGGCTCTTCCGCAGGTGCCGGTGGTTCCGGTGCTGGTTCAGGCTGAGGCTCAGGTTGAGGTGCTGGAGCCGGAACAGGTGCAGGTGTTGGTTCAGGTTCAACTACCGGAGGCGGAGCAGGCACGCTAGGTGCTGGCTCAACAGGAGGTGGGGGATTTGATGTGGCTGTACTTGTGTCTACTACTGTCGGTGTCTCAGACACTGGTGTGGATGTATCTGTATTACCGGAAGCCGTCTGAGTCTCAGTACTGGAAGTCGCAGTATCAACAGGCTCGACAGGATCTGGAACAACTACGGTCTGAGTATCTTCAGTCACAGGAGTTGCAGTCTCAGTTGGACTTGGCGAAGGCGAAGGCTCTGGAGTGGGACTTACAGTAGGCTCTGGTTCTGGTGTAGGTACTACTCCGCTATAGTAACCCAAAGAAATATTGCTAAGATCATCACTGATATAAACAACGTATGGGTTTGCATATCCACCTTCACAGTAGAGTCTAGGGATGTATCCCTTGTCAGCAAAGAACTGCTGACTATTATCCCATCCAATTTGGAATGAGCGTTGCTCGCCACCTTGAGTAGCACATATAACAGTAGCGTTACCGTATGCTGCTTGTGCTGATGGACTCCAAAAGAATGAAGTACCTAGGACGATAAAGAATACTGCGTACTTACTTGCCCTTACTCTCACAGAGGATAAGGTAAATCTGGTCAACGCGTTGTTCAACTCTGTCCAATCTTTCGCTGTTGATGTTAACTGCGTCCCTCATTGAACCGCCACCATTCGGCTTAAGTTCTTCTAGGTAGTGTTTGACTAGCCATTTAATAGCTGCAATAAATGCGCCAATGATTGTTAGTATCGCAACTGCTATCGTTGCGTAGTCTTGTGGCTGCATTAGACCGTCCTTATAGTTACTAGGAGCGTGCCACCAAATCCAGAGAAGCGCTTATCTTCTGGTGTCTTATTGATGAAGTCCATCTCTTCAATGATACCTAGGTATGACTCACCTGTTCTAAAGTCTTGAACACGGATGGTGTCACCTACGTTTTCAATCTGCTCTAGTTGAGACATACGTGCATAGGCAGATCCTTCGTATCCAACTTCGTTGCTAAACTTATCACTCTCGTGGTCATAGCAGAATACTGGGTACTGAATCAAGCGCTGACGTGGTACTGCAGGCAATGACTTTAACTGGTAGCCAGTAAATAGTGGCCCCTTAGTAGAGTCTGTAGTTGACCTAGACATAGTGAACTTAAAGCCAAGGTACTCTTGTGAAGTAGTTGGATAGTTCACGTTAATCTCAGGTACAGTCTCGCCTTGCGAGAAGACACCAATAGAGTACTCAGTATCTGTTGAGTCGATAGACTTAATGTTAATGCCACCATTGGTAGTATCAATACGAGCCTGTAGCAGTTTGTAAATCTTAGTTTCAAGTGTGTTGTAACGGATGTAACCGGTACGTAGGTAGCCTTCAGGTACCAAGGTCGTAGCCTCAGCCCAGACGTTATTACCTGTGGCAAATGCTGCTCGGTCTGAGTTACCAAAGAAGGCAACCTGAGATGCAGTTGCGCTAGTACCAGTTGCAATAAGGTCCCAAGCCCAAGGGAAATACAGAGCACCAGCAACAACAGTTGTAGCTAGGTCAGTGCGAACTAGCCCTGCCTCACCGTCTACCTTTGTTGCAAGATAGGCATAGCTATCCTTGAAAGCAATAGAAGTACAGGCAGCATCTCTATAGAGCAATGGCCCATACTGGACATCTCCAGTTGCATCAGCAACGCCAACTCTAAAGCCAGCACTGGTTGCAAGAATTGCATAGGTACCAAGGTACACGTCAAAGTCATTGATGTACTCACCAAGTGGCATATCAATAACTACAGTAGGTGTTTCAAGAGTTGGAAAACCTAAAGAGTTAGGAGTTGTTGTATCTAGGGTAATCTTAAATACAGATGACGATGTTCCGTTAGGATCATAGCCAGAGATATAGATAGCCTGTGGTCCTTCAGAGATGCTAGACCATACCCACGATGAATTAGGATGGGTATACAAAGCAGTAGGTAATGAACCGCCAGAGTGATTAGCATTGAGTTCATAGATAGATGCACCGATAGCAGCAATAAGGCGCTGCTTCACATAGCGGATAGTGGCACGAGTGGTACCAGATGCGTTATAGATTTCAGCATCGGCAGGTGTAGTACCGACTGAACCTCTGTGAACGTGTGTACCGTTAATGAAATAATAGTTAGTGCCGTTAGTAGTAAGGCTGTAGATAGTTGATGGCGTACCAGCCTGAGTGATAGTTGTTGAACTACCTGCGCTGGTAATCTTCTTAAGCGCACTACCGTCTGTAACAAAGATGCAGTCATTGGTACCATCATTGACACCGATTAACTGAGCAGGTGCAGAGCCTGTATAGAAGTTGGCTGTATCGTTAAGTAGCGTAGCCTGTCCTCTAGTCCAAACATCTATACCTTTAGATTCTGTGTACTGAAAGCGCAGTGACTCTTCTTGGATAGGCTCGAAATACTTAATCCCCGCTCCTAAGTGGAACGAGGATTGACTTCTAACCCACCAACCGGTGAGCGTCTGCTCACCAGGTTCACGAGTCTGGTCAATCTGTTGCTTGCGATACTGAGCAGTTACACGGCGATAAGGTTGCTCATCGGATGCAGCAAGAAAGAATGGCAGCGCTGCGAAGGCTACCTCGTATGCTGGTCCAGTTGGAGTATAGGAAGTAGATCCCGCAGGGTTGGAAAGAACATATGGAATGCCCTCGGTAATGTCATCGCCATAAGGCATTGTTGCTCCTTAGTTGTTGGTAAGTGCTGCTACTTCTTCGCCTGTAAGTCCAAGTGCTGCGAGCTTTGCCTGTGCTGATAACTTTGCATCAGCCTTAGCAGCCTCTGCTGCTTCACGCTCTGCTCGCTCAATCTCTGCAGCCTGTGCATCTACTGCACGCTGTTCAATCTCTTCCGGTGTAAGGTCCACATAAGTCTGTGTTCCTTTAGCAAGGTCTACGATCAGTTTCTTATCAGCCATTTATTTCTTCTCCTCTGATGATTACGTGTGTGGCATCTGGACAAGACCAGGTGCAAGTTTCTTCGTCAAAGACCACCTGATCTGGGTGGCACTCTGGCTTAGGTGCAATGAACGCATCGTGCTGTTCACTGTATGTATATCCGATACCTGCATAGTTCTTACGGATGCGTGCGTTGTAACTGGTCTGTACCCAAGTACCACCAAGTCCCAACTCGTTAGCCAAGTAATCTTGGATACGATGCTCTTGTTCGTTCGGTACTACTAGCACTCGAACTACTACATTATTGCCGTCAATCTCTGCTGCGTGAGCCATATCTTTTCTCCCTTTAAGCCATTGCGTAACGAATAATAACAATACCTGAACCGCCAGCGCCGGATGTACCAAAGCCACCTTCGACACCGCCACCACCACCACCAGTGTTAATTGTTGCTGGTGTAGCTGTGAAGCCTGTACTTGCAGAGCTTCCTGCTCCACCACCACCGGAGCCACCTGTGCTTGAGCCACCAGTTCCACCTTGTGCACCACCACCACCGCCACCGGCTATGTAGTAGGTACCGGAAACATTCTGACCAGCATTAGTTGCAGACAACCAAGAACTAAAAGCACTTGTTCCAACACCGCCATTATTCCAAGCGTTGTTACCTGTTCCTGCTGCACCGGCACCACCGCCTGATGCTCCGTAAACTGTTGTTGTTGCAGCAGCAGAGTTACCACCAGCAAAACCGTATGCTGTTTCTCCTGCACCCGCAGTTTGATTAGATGCACCACCTGAAGCTGTACCTGAATCTATTGCGCGAGAACCGCCACCTGATCCACCAGTTTTTCCTGGTATTCCACCGTTGTTAGACCAGCCACCGCCACCACCGCCACCTTTGGCGGTTAGTGATATTCCAGAACCAGTAATGGTTGTATCTGTTCCAGTATTTCCAGCACTATCTGATGATATAGCAGCGCCACCAGCGCCGATAGTTACTGTGTATGAACTTGCTGTTACTGAAGCAGATGGCTTGTATAGAACTCCACCAGCACCTGCACCACCACCACGTCCAACACCGCCTGAGCCACCACCTGCGACAGTTAAAATGTCACAGGATAAAGTTACTTGTGGAACAAATGTATCTGTAGTGCGGAATACGTGGTACCAGTAAGTGTTGTCTGTGTAGATAGAACCGCCTACTGCCTTTGGAGCAATAGTAGGTTCAGTGCCTACTGCTGCTAGGCCATATAGCGAGAAGGTGCTGTTGGCAAGGATGTTTGAACTTGTAAATGAAGATAAAGTAATAGATGTAATTGCTGCAGTATTAGACCACAAACCAGCAACCATATCTTGATAACCAGTTGTCGCATTGTTTTCTGAAACGGAGTCTCCAGATGCAGATTTATAGTTAGCACTTGTATAATTTGGAATGTAAATTTCACCATTGCTAAATGTGTTTGCAGTAGCAGTTGCTCCTGGAACCCAAGAAAGTTCTTGTTCAGTTGCTGAACTATAAGATGCTGCCGAAGAACCGTTGCCATAAATTGCACGCTGACTGTATCCAGTAGAACTTCCATTGTATTTAACAATAAGGGTATCTACAGGCTGACCGCTTCTATCAGTTCTTGCAGAGATGACAATCTTCAAATCGGTATAGCCCGATTGTGGGATGTTGGAGAATGTGACGCTTGCTGTTGCAGCGTTGAGTTCGATGCGCTCGAGCAAAACATAGTTGCTTGGCATTACTTACCCACCTTTACTAACAACTCAGGAGCGTACAGCTCTAGGATTTCTATTGCGTATTTCACTTTATCCTCTGCTCTCTGACCTGATGGTTGTGAAGTATTCCACAACTCTAAGTTCTCAATACGGTTATCTTTCTTGTCACCGTTAATATGGTGGATGTTCTCGCCCTTAACTAAGGGTCTGCCAAGATGCTCAAACATTACTAGGCGATGTTCTGCCACTAGCCCACCCTTACGTGCTATTGGATGTCCTGGTAAATGCAATGTTACGTACCCACCAATTTCAAATCCATCTAAACGAATTCTACTTTTAAGAGGATCACCGTATATCCAATTAGCTTGGTAGTGCTTACCGCACATACCCTTAGCAAGGTGCTTGTTAGTACAATCATCTACTTCACATAAGCGAGTAGCAGGTCTGCCTTTATTAAGGTCACCGTGTACATTAAGCCTGCGCTTGTGCATAGGACATAGCCCGTGAGTTCTACCGGAGATAGTTTTACCGCAGTCTTCAACTGAACAAATTTCAGCGTAGTTAGCTGCCATTATCTATTCTCCCTATTTCGCATATCGAATGATGACAATACCTGAACCACCGTTGCCGCCAGCATTAACACCGCCACCACCGCCACCACCTAGGTTAGTTGTTCCATTAACTCCATCACCAGTGCTAACACCGGCACCACCACCACCTGCGCCACCTGCTGCTGGTGTAGCTCCAAAGTTTCCACCACCGCCGCCGCCACCGGCGTATGTAACAGATGTTCCTGACAAAGAACTTGCTGTTCCAGCGCCACCGACACCACAATTAGTAGTAGTGCCTGTGCCACCTACAGCGCCAGCACCGCCGCCGCCACCAGTACCAAGATTGTTTGATGTGGTTGATCCACCACCGTTATTGCCTTGTGATGGAGATGTAGAAGGTGTATTTCCTGAACCTACGGTTCGATTGTAGTTACCACCACCACCTGATCCACCATTATTTGCATCTACGCCACCGGAAGCAAAAACACCGCTTGCTGCGCCGCCACCTGTAGAAGTAAAGGAATTAAATACAGAGTCGCTTCCATTAGTGCCTTTAGATGAAGCAACACCTGATCCACCAGCGCCAACAAGAACTTGATATATTCCTGCTGCAATGCTTTGTGCAGTTGCCGTTCTAAATCCACCAGCACCGCCACCGGCTCCACCACTACCGCCACCGGCTCCACCGCCAGCAACTACTAGATAATCACAAGAAAGTGTTTGGTTAGGTACAAAGTTGCCTGACATTGTAAATGCGTGATACCAATAAGTTGCATCGGATGTGACAGTTCCACCAGTTGCTTTAGGTGTCGCATCACCAGCATTTGAGACACCGTATAACGAAAATGTTGATCCTGCGGGAATATCTCCACCATCACCAGTAATTGTGATGATATTGATTGCAGCAGTAGAACGCCACTGACTAACAAGAGCTACGCTATAAACACTTGCATCACTGTATCTAGTTAAAAATATTTTGTTTGTAGTGGTGTTTGAATAGTTACTAAATTGAGTGATTGTCTGATAAACACCGCCACCGCCGGTTGTCAAAGACATATAAGCCTTATTTTCGTTGGATGCTCTGCCCGATGTTGCGCTAGAACCATCGCCTATGAGTTGAGTTCTTGAGTAGTTTGATCCTGAATCTACTGAGGAATTTCCTACTCGATAAAATAAAGACCTAGTATTTGTAGAATTTGCTACTATAACCAAATCAGTATAAACCTGACTGATACCACTAAAAGTAATTGAAGGAGTAGCAGTTGCTACTGTTACCTTATCAAGTGCCACATAAGTATTAGTTGCCATTTATTTCACCCCGTATAATGCAAACTGTGTATATTGAACCCAGTTATTAGAACAAGCAAGTGTTATTGATGTCACGGCAGAAGTTGAGCGCCAGTTGCCGGAGCGAATTCCTACTGTACCACTTGAGTTGTCTTCATAACCCCAAAGGCTTCTTACAGTTTTAAATTTATTTACATTTGCATAATCTAAAACATCAATAATAAAGCCACCAAAAGCATTAGCATTATTATTTGCTGCTGTTTGATCTACAATTCTCATATATGTAGATGATGTTCCACCATTAGAAGTTGGCGATGAGCCATTACCATTTAATTGATGCCAGGAATAGTTAGAACTTGTATCTGAATTAAATTGCATATTTGTTTGGTCATAGGAATATGCTCCCGAAGCTCGACTAATGCCACGAATTTGCAAGTGTTTGTAGCCAGTTGGTATGCCAGCAAAGTTTATACTTGCAACTCCACCTGAAGGTACAGTTACAGTAGCCAAAGCATCATAGGCACCAGCAGGTGCCCAAAGGTGTCCTGATATCTGTGAAGCCATAATTCCTAGAATTGGCATTAGGCAAGGTCTCCGATCAAGGTCCAGCTATCTGTTCCGAGTTTAACCAAAGTTGCTGCAGACCACTGTGTACGTAACTTGGTGCCAGTTCCGTTAACAGTAACGCCAGTGTCACCGACGACTGTTACCTGTCCTGCGTCGATTGCTTCAATGTTAATCTGCGCTCCTGTTGGATATGCAACTGAGGCATTAGTTGGCACTGTCAGCGTGATAGCAGAGGCATTAGAAAGGGTTACCAGCTTGCCGTTATCTGCAAGCACTGGTGTGTAGGTCGTACCAGTCTGAGCATTGATAGCAAGGTTGACTGCAGATGTACCGATAGTAGCGCCGTTGATTACTGGAGAAGTCAAGGTCTTGTTAGTTAGAGTATCTGTAGTTGCCTTACCTACCAAAGTATCTGTTGCAGCAGGTAGCGTTAGTGTTGTAGTACCAGCGATAGCAGTTGCCTGCACTGTGGTAGTTCCAGAGGTTGATCCGCTAAAGCCAAAGGATGATACAGGTGAGGCGTTGTTACGGAAGAAGATTAAGTCAGATGATGTCAGTACGTGCTTGACAGATGCACCGGCAGTATGTGATAGGCCAGATACTCCAGCAGTTCCTGTACCTGCCTGACCACGACTGATAGTTAGTGTGTCACCAGATACCTGTGTAACGAACACAATTTCTTCGTTAACCGTATCTGCGTCTATCGCAACGGTGAAGATATCTACATTACCTGCAGCCAGTGTGATACCACCCATTAGAGCTGTAGCGGTACCAGTTGCCACTGTCATAGTAGTAGCAGTTGTGTTGATGCTACTAGCCAGCGTTGTCTCAACGCTAATAGAAGAATACTGTCTAGTCATTTATCTGCCTTACTTTGTGTAGTGGATACGGATTGGGTACTTGTCTTGCAGCTTGAGTGCTTCATCATTAAGTCTCTGCTGATAAAGAGCAAAGATATAACGAGATGAAGCAACGCCTGCTGTGCTTGGAATCTTGGTATCGTTCAAGTCTGCCTCTGCAGAACTTAGGTTGATACGACCAGCGTCTACGTATGAGAGCAACTTGTAGCAAGCGCCAAGGATTACTACTTCAACTGCTGAAACAGGTAGCCCTGTTACGTCAGCAAAGTCATCTGTATTGTTATCCAAAGTGTTTGGAGTAGTTGTGTAGTACACCTGTACTGTTCTACCAGGCTGGATATTCTCGTAGATGTTTACTGTGTTTGTTGTGTTAAATGCTGAAATGTTTGCCATTGGGTCTGCACGCCAACGGTTGATAGGCAGCCATTCAAGGCTTGATCCTGTTGTCTGCCAAGACATATAAAGGATTGACTCTAAATCATCAGGCAATGGATATGTTGTCTGGCTTGCATTGAAGGTAAAGGTAGTTGAGGCAACAGCCCATAGTTTAGGATAGAGGCTATTGATAACATCGTTGATAGCTTTCTTAATCATTACTCGTGGAAAAGTTGGAGTAAGAGTTACCTGTGCATACTGAGCGTGTGGTGAGGCTGGTGTGTTCTGATAGCCACGACCAAAGCCTGGAGCTGCATTGAGTGTGCTGCTTGCTTGAGCAAAGTTGTCAATCCAGATAAGTTCATCATCAATTTCAATGATACCTTTAGCAAGGTTAGAACTTGATCCGATGTTGATAGCAGTAGCAGTAGATGAGATAGCATTGTTGAGATAGGTTATTCTATCTTGGCGCAGGGTGTAACCTGCTAGAGATGAGCGAACCTCATCTACCATATCGCTAAATGTAGGCATTATTTCCTTTCATACCAGCCATCTCCCCATAGAGTTAGCAGTCGTGCAAAGTATTGTTCGTATTGTGGTGCAATAGCATCTAGGGAATACAGCCCTACTGCTCTCTTATGTATTGCTACTGGGTCTAAGTCCTTAACCCATTCTGTTGCTACTGCAAATTCCATTGCATTTCTGCAACGGTATCCAGTAACTCCATTGGGATTAGTTTCCGTGAACGCTCCCCAGTCTGTAGTAATCGTTGGAGTACCACAGGCTTGTGCTTCGATAACTACATTTCCAAAAGGTTCTATGTAAAGCGTTGGGGCAAATAGAGCAATAGCGCCACCCATCAGCTTTGCTCGTTCTTCTGCCTTGACTGGCCCTATCCATTCGCCGTACTCAATCTTTGGATTGTTACCTGGACCTGCCATAATTAACTTAAGACCTAGTTCTTTACAGACGTGCTGTGCTACAACTAAACCTTTGCGGTCTACCATACGTCCTACATACAGGTAGTAATCTTCTTTCTTCTCCTGCAACGGAAACATCTCTGGTTCTAGGTAACCAGGAATTACCGCATCATAGAAGTTACCATCTACCGATGTTGGATCCTTATACATTGCATAGATACTGTGCATCCAAGCGTATGATTCAAAGACCTTGTACTTGCTAAATACTCCACCGTAGCCAATACCAAACTCTACGCTCATATACTCTGGGTAAGCATCTGCAATGGGTTTCTGTGAATAGCCACCGATAAGACAGATAAAGTCTTTCTGTTGCAGGCGCTTGCCTAGTTCTTTGATAGCGTTGCCGTTAAATATCTGCCAATGCGGTAGTGCATTATCAAAGGCAGCTTCGGTGTAATGCTTACCGTCTAGCGCTTCGTCCTGCTGTTCTTTAGTGATACAGGTAATTAACTCATCACAAGGTGCTTCGTTCTCATCACCGGCATAAAGGTAGACCGTATGGCCTAGACCTTTCATCATCATACAAAAGCGTCTTACCTTTTCGGTATAAGCGCAGTTGACATAATCTTTAGTTGTTTGTGTATGGGGCAGACTGATAACGTGGAATCTCATAGTTCGAGATTATACTATGTCGCCCACAATCAAGAACGTATTACTCGCCGTACAAATCACTGTGGCGGCAGATTTGTTAGTTCTTAACTTGGGCGCAGTTGTTGTTGCTCCAGCTGAAAGAATAGTTACTCCAGCACCTTGAGCAAAGGTCACCTGACCTGCTCCATATTGGACTACGTGTATCTGGTCATTAGCGCTAAAGACTGATGGTGGCACTGTAAGAGTAATAGCAGATGCGTTATTAAGAGTAACGATATCACTAAGATCGCCTGCTACAAGTGTGTATGTAGTACCAGTCTGGGTATTAAATCCTGCGATGTTGCCAACGCCAGTAGCACCAGTTGGGCCTGTAACACCAGTTGGTCCAGTAGCGCCAGTAGCACCAGCAGTACCAGTAACACCCGTTACTCCTGTAGTTCCTGTAGACCCTGTTGGGCCAGTAGCTCCAGTTGGTCCGGTTGCTCCCGTAGGTCCAACTAGGTTGACACCAGCAGGCCAAGTGCCTCCAGCTTTAGGACCAAAAATTTTACTAGTTGTTGTATTGATATAGAAGTCGCCATTAACGCCTTCAGTTGTTGGGTCCACCGTGCCACTAAGAACACTATAACCCGCAATGCCAGTTGCTCCAGTAAGACCTGTTGCGCCAGTGACGCCAGTTGCTCCACTAGGACCTGTTACACCTGTTGGGCCAGTAACGCCTGTTGGCCCTGCAACCGTACTATCAGCACCGGTAGCACCAGTAGCACCGGTTGCTCCAGTGGCCCCTGTAGGGCCTGTGACGCCCGTAGGACCGGCAACTGTACTGTCAGCACCTGTGGCTCCTGTAACGCCTGTAGCGCCTGTTACACCGGTTGCACCGGTAGGGCCGGTGACTCCTGTAGGACCTGTGACACCAGTTGCGCCAGTGACACCTGTGGCACCTGTGACACCACTTGCACCAACACCAGTAACGCCGGTTGCTCCGGTAGGACCAGTTGAGCCTGTTGGACCTGTAGCACCCTGTGCTCCTTGAGGACCTTGCTGTGCTGAGAATACCAAAGATTGGTTAGGCGTAATAGATTCAATAACTACATAAGTTGTCACAGTGTTACAGCCCCCGTTACGATGAATAAACCTTCAAGATATCTAGTGATAGTCGATCCGCTATTTAGTACCAAGTCGTATGAATAACGACCAGGAGTAATTGGCTCTGTAAGAGCTGCAGACAGGGTTACTGTTACAGTTCCTGTACCACCAGTAATAACCATACGACCATTGGCAGTAGTCGCTGTTATCGTTGTAGTGCTAGACCCAACGAATGGACGAACTGTCATAGTTCCTGTGTAACCGGTAAGGTCAATCGGAACAGCGTCGTTATTGATAGAGAACTGAAAATTAAATGTTGTTGCTTGCTCGCAGATTAGATTAAATTTAGCACTCACTCAGAGACTCCTCTAAGAGCCTGCGCTGCAGGTAACTGAAAAGTACCAGCGATGAGGTTACATACGCCGTTATAGTCAAGACGATTACTACTGGTCGTCCCCGCAATCGCATTCAATACTCCTACTGTGTCTGTTAAGTTTGTACTTACTGAACGTGCTACCGCCCATTGACGGGCAGCAAGCGCTTCATCCACCATCTCACTTGGTGCTCGATAGGTGCCACCATTAGCGAGACGATTGAGTTCATCTAATAGCGTTGTGCCGTATGTTCCTAGTGCCACCTATGTCTCCTTACTTCTTTTTGCGAGCTGCTGCAGCGTTATCTATCAGGTTTGGATAAGGCCGTCCTGCTGCCTTAGCCGCTGCCCTTGCTGCTGCTTTTTGTGCTGGCGTTAATGTCTTTGACTTTGCTTTGGGATTCTTCTTATCCCAGAATGCTACTTTCTTTTTCATTTGCAACTACAATCCCAAGCACGAAGTGACTTGTTTATTCTTGAGTTCGGATCTTTAGCAGTTTTGCTAGAAGTATTCTTTGCCTTCATTCCACACATACGACCACAGAAAGACTTGCGTCGTCCTGCAGCCTTGGGTGACTTGGCAGCCTCAGCCTTTTTAACTGGAGGCTTAAGGTTCATCCCCTGCGCTTTAGCAGAGGCACGACCCTTTGCATTGAGGCCACCCTTTGGGTTCTTGCCCTCTGCTCTTTGCCACGCTGGAGACTTAGCCATTTACTTCTTCTTACCCATTTTCTTCTTAGACATCTTTGCCTCTGATAGTGCAATAGCAACTGCTTGCTTCTTGCCTTTAACTACTGGGCCTTTCTTGCCAGAGTGAAGTGTTCCACCCTTGAACTCACGCATTACTTTAGCAATCTTTGCTTTCTTGGCTGCCTTGTTCATTAGCACTTACACGCTTTCTTTGACTTACCGCACTTCTTGCACATTCCTGCCATAGGCTTCTTCTTGGTCATTGCCATTACTTTGCTGCCTTTCCCATTGCTCCGGTTTGTAGTGATTCGTAAGTTGAATACTTCATAGCGCCTGCATACTGCTTATCAGGTGTTGGGTACTTGGTAATGTACTCTTCTGATTCCATTTCCATCTCTGGGTAGTTTTCCATTTTTTGCTCCTTAGTTCTTGAAGGTCATTGCAATACCATCGAAAGCCTTACCAGCTTCGTTGGAAAGTTTAACTGCTGCATCTATATCTTTACTCTTTGTTGAACGTGGTTCTATGCCCTGCCTTGTTGCGTCATAATAAGACTGCAACTCTTTGTCGTGCTGCTTGGCGGTAGGAATACCGTTACCTCGTAGAGATACTTCGTTAACTTGTAGTCCTAGAACCTTGCATCCAAAGCAACTGTCTACTGGTTCTGGATGATCTTCCCAATGCTTCATACCTCGGTTAACCAACTTCCATATCCGGCATCAATAAGGACCTGTGCTTGGTAATCACTAAGTGTGTACTCGTGACCGCCAAGGAAATAAAAACTAGCTGCAGCCAAGTCATCTTGGCTAGGAGTCAAGGTTGCTACAACGTTAGTACCGTTGACGATAAGCGTCTGACCACGTGGGATATCTGTCATACTGGGAGCAATAGCTCCATCAATAGTTCCGCCATTGAGACGGCGACCAGCAAGGCGTGAGTACTTGCTGTACTCGTCATAGCCTGCTCCCCAAGTTTGCCACTGGTAGGGAGTCGTCAATGTGTATGTCATATCCAACCTTTCATAAGTAGCAGAGGTGGGTTTGACCCCACCCCTGCCGTTGCACTAGCGGAATTATCCGTTTGTTGCTGCAGACTCAATGCGATAGAGCGCTGCTTCACGGAGGCGTGCAAAGCCACCGAAGTAGTACCAACCGATTGTGCGGAAACGACGGAGTGCGTCAATCTCTGGACCGATAACGGTTGAGATGTCTGCTGCCTGTGCTTCAGCCAATGCTTCACGACCTGCGACGATTGCGCGGTAGTTGTTGGTAAATGTAACTGTACCTGTATCTGCGCTTGACACGTTTGATGTTGTCACTGCGTATGTGAAGGTAGTTGTTGTTGGAACAGATGCGATTGTAAATGTTCCGTTTACAGTTGTGTTTGTTACAGCAGCAACTGTTACGACCTGGCCTACGCCAAGACCGTGAGCAACTGCTGTTGTGATTGTTGCTACGTTTGTAGCCACTGCTGTGTTTGTGATTGCAACTGTAGGTGTGATACCTGTAGCGAGCTTAAGACCGTTAAGAACACGTGGTGTCTCAACAACGAAAGCGCCTTCGATAACGCCTACTGCACCAGCAACAAACGGAGTACGATCTACGTACTTTGAGAGTTCCTGGAATCCGCCTGTACCAGTCTCAGCGCGGAGGTCTGCTGACTGACGTGGGTGGAGGTATGCTGCATAGAGTTCACCCATACGAGGCAATGCCTTGTTTGTACGTAGTGAAACAACAGCGTTGCGGATATCCGCTACTGTCATTGTGTCTACTGGTAGAACTGTTGCAGATGAAGTTGGAGCAGAACCTGATGGACCGTTTGAGTAGATTGCGTTAGTTCCTGCTGAGAGAACCTGTCCTACTACGTTGTCGATTGAGTCTGCTGCGTTGTACGCGATGATGTCAGCAAGAGCTGAATCAACGTCGTTGAAAGAAGTTAGGTTTAGCTTCTTTGTTGTTGTAACTGCTGAACCGTATTCGTTCAGTGTTACTGTAACCTGTGAAGGGTTACCTAGTGCGATGCTTGAAACATCTGAAGATTCTGTCAATGTAGATGTAGCTTGTGCTAAATCTGAGTAGATTGAGAATACAACTGATGATCCTGGCATTGCCTGCTGTACTGGCTTAACATCTGCAAGTGAGCGCATAACAGGAATGGAGCGAAGCGCCATTCTTACATACTGGTCGTATGCTGCTTGTACTAGGTTGCTGATGCTAGACGTAGTAGTGGGGGTACCTGTTGGGATAGCCATTGAGGTCTAGCCTTTCTGTTTAGGGTTGGATTAGAGTCCAGACAATCTAATGACTTCATCCAACTCTTCACGGCTATTTGTATTAAGAAGTTTTTGCATAATATCTGCATTGTGTTCTGGCGCTGCGCCTGAATCTGCAGTATTAGTCATTCTCTTATACGCTGCCGCTTGAGCGGGATCTACATTAGGTGTTGACTGGGGTTGGCTAGCTTCAAAGCCGAATACATCGGCATAGTCGTCTAGCCATTTAGACAAAGACTCTTCAGTTGGGTCAATGTCCTGCGGAATAAATGAAGCAATTTTGCTATTTACCCCGCGAGTTGCGAGGACATCCTTAATTGCTCGTTCGCGCTGGCCTTTGCTTAGGTTTTCAAACTGAGAGCGAAGCTCCTGTAGTTCTTTATCCTTTTGCTTTGCAGCCTTGCGTAGTTGCTTTACAAGGTCATTAGACTGTGAAGATTCCGTTGTGAAATCGTCGTCGTCATCCTCGTACTCGTAATTGGACATATGTCCTTCTCCCTATCATTAGTTGATTACGCCAGCCTCATACTCCAATGGGGATTGGGTATGGCTCTGACTCCTGGTAATTGTTGTCACTCCACTAGGCCAGTCGTTCTAGTGGCAGGTCTGTTATATACCGCCTGCGCGGTCTCTTGCTAGCGCTCCGCTAGTAAGTCCTGTCTGACCACCGAAGGTGGCCTTCTCAAGTCCAGTAACTTTCTGACGCTGTTTGCGTGCTTCCTGTTGTCCTGAAAGTTTAAATACTTCTGACTCTGCAGTGGTCTGGGTGTATGGATCTTGCTTGTATATTGCAGCAAGTTCTGAACCACGTTGCAGTCCAGCACCGATTGAGGCATAACCTTCAGTAGCTGCGGCCTTATCAATACCAGCGTTGCGAAGTTCTTCAGCACGAGTCATTCCTGTTGTAAGTCCGGCTTGAAGCGCTGCTCCACCAATCTCAGCAGCAGTTACCTTACGCTTAATATCCTCAAGACCCTTTGTTGGATCAAGTGTATAAGCCAAGATATCGCCATTAGTAATATCAGGATAGAATTGCTTAAGTGCTTTAGATACTTCTGGATTGGCGTTAATAACACGCTTCTGTGCTGTAGAGATTCTATCTTCTAACTCCACTGCGGAGACATCTCCAGCAATAAACTTATCAAATCCTACCTGCTTGCCGGTGGCATCTTTTGTATAGTATGAAGCTGGCAATCCGTAGTTACGCATAACTTCCTGGTATTGGTCTTCAAGCCTAATATATTCAGCAGGGCTTAATGCTCTTAGTCCTGCTTTAATGCGCTCTTCGTTTGCCTTAAATCTAGTCTTGTAAGCATCTGTTTGAGAAAGAGCCAAACGAATAGAATCTGCGTCATCAATGCCACCTACGAATATATCAGTAAGTGGTTTGATAAGGCTATCTAAGCCAAGGTTTTTAAGTTCAAGAGTGATTAAATCAAATGCAGAAGTATTCTTTTCTTTAGGACCTGGGCCACCTACAGTTTCTGTAGTTCCATCACTGTATGTAAGAGTTACGCTTCCATCAGAGTTAACCTTTTTGTTTGTTACTGTTTTTTCAGTTGTTTTTTCTGCTGTAGGTGCAACATAGTTTGGTGACGTTTTACTAAATGCTTTTAAACGAGCATCAGATTCAGCAATGCGTGCGTCTTCAGCCGCTGAAGCAGTACTTGCTTGCCCAAATGGAGTTCCTAACTCTGTTGCTGCAGCTGAACCTGCTTGTCCGAATGGTGTACCGGCAGCTTGTGCCGCAGCTGAGCCTGCTTGACCGAATGGTGTAGCGCTAGGTGCGACTTTAGGCATAGTGCTCTTAGGCTTGTATCCTGCAGGTGCGCCACCGATTGTGACAGTAGGTTCTAATTTAGGTTTAGCCATCGTTTACCCCATAAATCCAAAGTCTTTAAGGACTTGTGTCAGCCCACTTGAAACTGTTTGTCGAGCATTATCTGTATACTGCCAACGAGGGTCCTTGCGTAGTGCTCGTTGGAATTCATAGATAGGCATTTCTCTGTCGCCTTGGATTGCACTTCTCAATAAAGGATCACTAAGGCTAATTGAGTCTGGGTTAACCTCAAGCAATGAAGCCATAGTATTTTTATACGGTGCGTAGACAGCATCAAGGTCTAAGCCCTGGTCAAGTAACTTGCTTACCTTATCTGGTAAACCAATCTTTGCTGTCTGACGAATGATCTGCTTAAAAATTTCAGGGTCTTCGCCGTTTTCAATTCTTTTAATCCAGTTAGGAAGCTGGCTTGCAAATGTCTTATCTAAATCAAGGCCGTTAGCAACTGCTGTCTTAACTAGGTCTTGTCTTCCTACATCACGAGCACCCTGCTTACGCTTGTCATACTCAGGATTCTTTTTAATAATCTCTGAAAGGAACTGGACTTCATCTAAGTTACCAGTTACATCTGCAACCTTTACACCATTAACCATTGAATACTTGGTAGTGGTGATTGCCTTTGACTGCGCTTTTTTAAGACTTGAAGTTAACTTAGCCAACTCTTCTGGAGTAGCTTCACGCCCAAGAAGGCTTTTAGAAACAGTGTTGATAACAGATGCTGCTTCTGTTGGTGTGTATATAGTTCTAGTTCCAGAAGGAAGGTTAGCCCCTTTAGCAGTTCCAGTTGCTGGAGCGTTGAGTCCTCTAGTAGCAATATCCTGGAAGAATGTATTTCTATCTACTGTCTTGCCTGTCTGAGTTTCAAGAGTTGTCATCTCAGAATCAGCATTGTTAATAGCCTGACCTAGTTGAACGTTAAACTTTCCGTCAACTGGTCCTGAGTAGTAAGGTACGCCTAGGTAGTTCTTTCCAGCATCCTTTAATAGTTGCTGAAGATTCCTAATTTGTTCTGGGCTAGATGCTGCTACAGATTTTAGGTATGCCTCTGTTGCGCTTCTTGGCTTTGCGCCAGCCTCTGCTTCTAAATCTTTCTTGCTCTTAGGTGGTACATATTCCTCACCACGTTGCAATGCTTCAAGTTCATTCTTGTTAGCGTTCTTTAATTCTTGCTGTTCAGACTTAGCTGTATCAAGCAAACGCTTTGCTTGTTTTTCTTTTGTGGCTGCTTCTTTAGCAAGTGTTCCAAGTCGCTCCAACTCAGCATAAGCAGCGTCGCCTTGTGGTGTTCCTTTTTGAAAGTCTTTTGGAAACTTTTTAATTCTATCTGCAATAACCTTGGCAGCAGTTTTTGAGTTGCGAGCAGCTTGGCGTGCATCGGCAAATGCTTTATCTAGCGCCTTAATTTCTTTATCTGTAGCCATTACTCTCCCAATAAACTTCCGAATAGAACGTTATATGCTGCCTTGGTGTTTTCGTTTGTATCTGACAGAATCTTAATCTGTAGTATGGTTTGATCTTTAAGAGCAGATATAGCGTTTCTTGAACCGCTTACCAATTCAAGCTGTTGCTTCTGGTCTTTATAGCTATCATAAAGTCTAAGCATACTGTTAAGAGCTTGCTGTGTCTTAGGCTTCACAGTTACATTCTTATCGTTGAGCATTGCTCTTAAATCATCAAGTGCCTTTAGACGTTCGATAGCCTTTTGTCCACCTTGTGACAGTTGTTCCTGTACTAATGGACGACCAGCAAAGAATATTTCTTTCCAAGAGTTGAACTCTTCTCGGAGTGCAGTCTTGCCTACTCCTTCTGGAACCATCTCAAGGTTCTTCTCGTACTCACCCTTTTTATCGTAGTAAGCCTGTAGGTCTGTAGCAGTCTGTACTTCAAGTAGGTAATCTTCTACACGCTTAGATGTACGAAGGCCCATATCCTTCATAGTCTTGTAGGCATCCCAAGAGAAGCCAGCCTTGTGAGGGATAAGGAAAGCAGCAGCTTGTGGATACTGCTTAAAGAGTTCTTCGTTCTGCGCTACGAAATCACCTGATTCTTCTGCATATCTAAAGTATGCAACAGTTGAACGCTTAGATTCTGTAACAGTAAATGGAATCTGATCTGGGTAAAGTTCTACCCACTTCTCCATTGCCTTGTCATAGTCACCTGGATACTTGTCTAGCAAGTCATTCCATACCTGCTTAAAGCTGGCGCTACCGTTATCTCTTACCCACTCAGCCATATCTGACTTGAGTTGTACTTGAGGTGATGCAGGAGCAAAGAATCCGAATACGAATCTAGTACCAAGGATACCGATAGTAGTGTTCTTTACCTTAAGGCGATAAGCCTCAAGCTCTGCAGCAGTAGGTGGAATCAATGTTCCATCTGGGTTGTACTTCTTGGGAATACCATTTCCTGATGCTTCTAGGTAAGTAACTGACTTACGCCAAGCTGATGCGTACTGTGAATCTCTTTCGTCACGATCCATTGCTGCATATAGACGATTGATGTGAGCAGGTAGGAATGCAGAGACCATAGACTGGTCTACTGCGTACTTACCCATTGTCATCTGTGTAATAGTGTCTGCAGTTCCAGGTGCTGCGAAGCCAATTAGGTTAGTAATTACCTTCATTGATACACCAGATACAGGACCAGCAAATGTAGGTACGATAGAATCAGGGTTCAAAGATGGTGTAATCATCTTGACCTGAGCACCGAACTGAACTGGTAGTGGCACTCTGAACTCTGCAGGAATACCAAGTGCTGTCATTGTTCCTTGAACTGCACGGTACACAGGCTCAATGCCTGGGTATACGAAGTAAGATTCGCCTTGATCATCCTGCTGAATCCAACCAGAGTGTGTAATACCCTCGTAAGTAAGTCCAGCTTTAACAATCGCTTCTGGGTTGTATCGAACAACGCGGTACATACGGCGATAGAAGTCTTCAGTAGCGCGATAGAATCGTGCAAAGTTACGGACACCAAATGCTAGCTGGCTACGAACCATTGGATTATCAACATAGTCAAGAATCTGTAGTCGTGCTCTGTCTTCAACAATCTGTGCCAACTTCTGCTTGGCAAGATCAGTTGCTTTTTCTATCTTAGCTGCATCATTTGGGTCTACATTCTTAGTGAATGATTTAATAAAAGCATCTTCAAAGCCAGACTTACGCATATCCTTACGAATACGAATCATCTCAGAAAGCGCTAATGGCTCACGAGATAGACGTGCGTTAGATAGTCCTAGCCAAGTCCAACCCTTCTCCATAAGAGAAGATGTGTAGTTACCTGTATCAGATATAGCCACAAGTTGTGGCCCGATAACGTACTGTGGAACATCTAGTTCATTGTCCGGTAGGTCATCAAGAGATAACTTTCCACGAACTACATACTCGCCAGTCTTCTCATCAATCTGACGCACCTTGTTAAGAAGGTCTAGGTTTAAATCCTTGTTCTGCTTTTCAAAGAGTTCACGTGCAGCCTTGTAAACTATCTCTGCGTGCTGTTGCTTTGTAGAACCATTTGTTTCTAAACGGAAGGCATCTACAACCTTCTTGTTCTTTGGGTCATCAAGCCAAGCAAAGATCTTAGCGACTGCATCTTCTTTGTCTAGGTTAGCAATAGCAATAGCACCTAGTTCATCGTTACTGTAATAAGATATACGCATAAGCCACGCAACCATAGATGCTTCATCTTCTGGTCCAACTGCAATCTGCTTGTATCCAATAGAGCCTTTAGCTCTTGTCATTGGTCTAGGTATTTCAATCTTTAGTGCAGCGCTGCGAACTCCGTGCTGGCGAGTAAAGTTAACGGCACGTGATACGTAATCAATGCCAACTGCAAAGTTCTTTCCGCCTTCTACAATGTCAGCAAGTGCGTTATCAAGATCACCGTGAAGAATCTGCTCTGCAAGAAGGTCTTTATCTTCCTTACCTAGAGGCTTAAGTCCGAGTCGCTTATATGCTCGATTTAGCTTACCTTCATTAAGGGCTTGAGCAAGAATAACTCTGCGTTGTTGAACTGGACCACCTTTAATGCTGGCCTTAAGTTCTGCAATCCTAGCCTTTGTAGCGTTTTTTACAGCTTCATCAGTAGTAGACTTTACTGTATTGTTTAATGTCTTAATTTCTTCTCTGGTCTTAGCGATGACATCATCGATCTCATCCATCTTTTTAGTAAATGCTTGTGCTTCTTTTTTATTAACCACTCTTAGTACAGCACCAAGTGGATTAGCTGCAATTTGCTCTGATTTAGTTAGACCCTTTTGAATACCTCTAGCTGTATTGAGTCGTGTAGATAAGATTCTGCCCTTTGCAAGACCCCACGCAGTCTCACCAATAGCAAGGTTAACCATTAAATCTTCTGTTGCGTTACGAAGTGCGTAACGAGGACCAGCAAGTGTGAGGAATGACCAGCCTGCAGTCATCTTTTCTACCCACTCATTGTTGGCAAGACCTGCCATACGCTGAATTAAGCCTGATCGAGTTGCTGCTCTATCAATATCTGCGATAGATGGAGCTGAAACAAAGGTTGAATTATCAGATGGAATGATAGCGATGTCACTACCATCCTTAGCCTTGCCATAACGACCTACGCTAAAGCGAGTTTGGCCCTTACCAGTTAACTGACGGACAATTAGTTGACCAGGTTCAGTTGCTTTAAGGCCACGAATGTCAGCAATAGTTGACCATAGTCCATAGAATGCGTCTTTTCTAGCGTTAACATCTTCAATGGCGGCAAATGATGAGGCAAGAACTCTAGATTCAGCCTTTGGTAGTACCAATCTTGCTAGGCGATACATCTGTTCTGGTGCATCAACTGCAGTTACGTCTAGTACGTCATCCTTAAAGAATGGGATAGTTGTAAACTTTGCTTTAAATCTATCAATTTTGTAGTTAATCATCTCCATAGAGAAGCGACCAACATCTTGACCTGGAGTTCTGGCCTTTACTACTGTTGATATTGTTTCTTGTCCATCAACAAGTTGTTTCATAACTCCATCTGTAGTAGAAGGAGCGCCATAGAACAGATCATTGACAAAGCGTGAACCCATTCTGTCAATATTAAAAACTTTGTTAGCAGTAGTTGCTACAGTTACACGAGCTTTACGTGCTGCATCAAGTCTAGGAGCTATGACTCTACGACGACCAATGCTGCCTGTCATAATAGAACCTAGTTCTGCAGCATTCTCAAAGTAAGCCTTAGCAGTAAGTGCATCGACTACAGGCAAATCTGCCTTCATCATATCCTTGATTACTGCTGGACCGAATTCAGGTGCTAGGCGCTTAAGGTTTTCTTCAGCAACCATAGCTTCTTTTACGTTCTTAGAGGAACGTGCCTTGTTAAGAGCGTTAAGGTTAGCGCCGTATTCATCCCAGAAGTTAATTGCTGCTGGCTTGGAAAAGTACTCTGCAAGTTTAGTTCCACCTTTTGTGGTGTCTCCAACGAGTACATCTACTGCGTACTTTTTAATATCATAAAGGCGCTTTGCCTTGCCAGCTACTAGAAGAGGATCTGCAAAGATACGATAGGCAGCATCAGTTGTACCTGAGATAGCCTTGTAGAAAAACCCTGAACCTTCCATTGAGGCTGGAAGAATAAGGTTTGCTAACTGGCGACCAGGTGAGAACTTAGCAGCGTTAACCGCATCAAGAGTATCCTGGAATAGGTCTCTATCTGCTTGGTCCTTCTTAGTTGTCTGCTCTTTTTCTAGACCTTGGTTCTTATCAGCAAGTCTTAGATACTTTAACTGCTCTGGTGTTGCAGTCTCTGCAATCTCTGCTGCAGTTTCTCCTTTAGCAATTCTAATTGCTACGTCAACTGCTGCTTGTCCAAACTTGGCTTTAGCATCTTCAATGCGTCCATCGTTAAATACTTTATCGCCTTTATCGTTTGCTTCATCCCAAGCAAATCCCACTTCACCTTGTGATAGTGGAATAGCGACGGCACGATAGGCACGTGTTGTGACATCAGATACATTCTGTAGTCCAGCCATACCAAGGGTAAAGCCTTCTTTAACTACGTTAGCTGCACCACCAAAGGTGTAAGCCCAAGCAGTTCCTAACCAGCCACGATCTGGCTTAACGGTTGGATCTTCAGTTCCGTAGTTGTCAGCAAGAATCTTTTTCTGATTTGCTGGCTTGTTATTGTAAACAGTTTTGGCTACGTCTGGAGGAAGATTTAATAATTCTCTATGTACTTTGAGAGACTTGTTATAGTCCTCTACTTTCTTCTTTTCATTGGGTGATAAGCCCGCAGAAAATGCAGCTGCTTTTAGATTCTCAGCCATTACTGTCCTTTGGATAGTGCTTGCTGATAAAGAATTCCTATTTCGCCGGTTTCGTCATATGGAAGCATTTTTGCTAAAGCATCTGAAAGTTTCTCTGCAGACTTACCCATCATTAACGCTGATGATCCAACGCCTGGCCCAATGTCAACACCAGCTGTAATCTCTTCTTCAGGACGTTGTGTTGGAGCGTACAGTGGAGTTACTGTCTCTGTAACTGATGCACGAACTTCTGATGCTGGCATACCTTTTACGTCGCCAGTCTTTGCAAGTGGAGCGCCTGACTTAATAGCGGCTGTCTCTACACCTTCTCCGTATGCAGTTGAACCCATATCAAGGTTATCTGTACGTACTGAATATTTACCAGGACCTGCTACGCCTGCCAATGGATTCATTGGTGCTGTTGTCATCGGTCCTCCTCTAAAGTCTCTAGGTCTTGTGCCATCTCTTCCCACGCCTGATTAGTTTCAGTCTTATGGTTAGAATGGTAGACGCTTAATTCATATAATGATTCAAAAAATCCTGCTGCTACCTGCGATAAATTATACGCAGTTTCTGCAAGTACTACAACGAAATCAGAAGAGCGTATAGGACGACGAATTCTGTGTTTGTCCATCGTCCTACACACCTTCCACTAAATTTGTTAACCCTTTTTTACTGCATTACCGCGACGGCCTGCTGGCATCATTGATGGTACAACCTTGCCTGGTCCTGCTGGCTTAGAGGTATCCTTCTTGCCTTCAACTGGCTTTGACATAGGTGCTGTTGCACGTGATCCTTTGTTCATATTTACACCTCCTCTGCTTAAGCTGCGCCGGTGATACCAGCGAGTAGTTGGGCTATATCTGGACGTTGACCAGCAGCAGGGGCCTGACCTGCTTGTTCTTGTGGAGGTTGCGCTGAGGCTTGAGCGGGGGCCACACCTGCTGCTGGAATCTGTTGCTCCATACCTGGTGCCATAGTTGGCATCTCTGGGGTTGGTGCTGGTTCTGGCATAAATGCCTTTTCAATAATATTTTCTAGCGCTTGTCCCTTTTGGCGACCTTGGATAACAGCTGCGATGCGTCCAATAATCTGTGAAGGGTCTTGGCCTTGCGCCGCGAGTGCCGGTATCGCCTGAGCGTACTGAGCAACAGCAACGCGCAAAGAGTCGCGCATCTCTTCAATATCGACACGTTGTTCCTCTTGTGTAACGTTAAGGTCCATCGGAATCTCACGGCGTACATAGTCACGTGAGACGAGCTTATCTGAACGCATTTGTAGCAAAGCAATGATGGCGCGGTTAGGATCCATACCGGACATAATGCCGTAACGGACATCTACGCCGTACTCGCCCTTAATGTCACGTGATGGGATGTACTTAAGTACGTACGGTGTTCCATCGTCAGATCCCTTAATAGTCTTTGGGATGCCGCCAAATACTTTCTCATCTGCTTCAAAGCAGAGTGCTGCAAGCTCTGTAAATAGTCGAGCAAACTGCGCCTGTGCTGCCTTAATCTGTGTATCAAAACCAGCCTGAAGTGCTTGCACACCACGACCTGTAACAACAGATGCGTCGATGTTGCCTGAACGAGACTCTGGGTAACGAGCACCCATACGAAGTTCACGCTCTAGTACGCCGGATTCAGTAAAGACTCCAGGTGGGAGTTCAAGTGGTACGCGACGGATACCTTGTGGGTTAGCAGAACGCATAATGGAGTCTGGACCAAGAGCAAGTTCTTGCACATCCTGTGGGATAGCAATAGGTGCTTGGATAGACTTCTCTGCTGCTTGAATCTGCAAGATAGCAAAGCGAGCACGAGCGAGCTGTACTGAGAGTACATCATCAAACTGACCGCGTGCTTCTCCGTCTAGGGATGAACGCATTACGGTACGTGCCATACACTTACCAAGAACGTTTGGTGTTGAAGATAAGACCAAGTTCTTACGCTCTGGTAAGTAGAGTAGGTCCTGATCTTTGTCGTGGTAGCGAACCATTGACACATAAGGTGAAGATAGCTGGTACTGGTTACGACCTAGAATCTGGTCATAGTACTCTGGGTACTGAGATGCCAAAGACTCTGCATCAGTGATAATAACCTGAGTGACAGATAGTGTTCTGCCATATCGGTCTAGTTCTGGGTAGACACCGAATGGGTTGAGCATACGGATACGTGGGTTGTTGTCATCGTAATCCATCTCAACCATACCAACGCACATACCATAGGTGTTGTACCAGTCGGCTGCGGTGTACATTTGAAGCTGTAGGTCAGAGTTTGATACATAGAAATTAACGATACGGGTACGAGTATCTGCCATCTTACGGGCAGAGTCTGAAACCATATTGGTTGCTGAACAGTTAAAGGATGGCAGTGGTGCCATCGCTTCTGCTAGATCGCGTGCTGCTACGTCAATGAAGTTGGCAACGAGAGGCTTAGGATAGTCCTCGGAGAACATAGATGGAAATACCTTTGAGATATCTCCTTGACGTACCGAAAGCACGTCGCGCATACGCTGGTCGCGTGATGCTGACCGTTGGCGTAGCCGCGATAGTTTCGCGTCAACTTCTTTGACTGATAACAATGTGGGGTCCTTAAATTACTTAGTAGTCTTCTTGACTGGCTTCTTGGCTGCTGCCTTCTTAGCAGCTGCAGCAACTCCTGGGTTTAACTTCTTCTTTGGAGCAGGGTTTCCTGTAGCTGCTGCTGCACGACGTGCTGTTGCTTTTTTCTCTTGCATTTTTTCAATTCCAACAGCACGAGCTGCTGTCTTGCCACGATCAATTTTCATACGAGCTTGTAGAACCTTTTTAGCTGCACGCTCTTCAGCCATAGAGAGTTTTACTCCAGCTGCTTTTGCGTTGCGATCTACTGTCTTAGACGCTGCAATACTTGTTTCCATACTGGTTGCCTTGCGACGAGCTTCACGCACTTTGTCGTTGATTGGACTGTTGTTATATAATCCCATTGTTGTCTCCTATATGACTCTGATTTTGTTTTGCTCTGCGAATGCTTCTTCTAAGTTAATTACTGTTCTTTTGCCTATCTCTTGACGAGAGAGGAAAGGGTTTTTCATATGGTGGGTAGCATACTTGCCGTAGTTGAGCATCTCACGTGCTCGGATTTCACAGAACCAGAGAGCCATAACCATATCGGTCTTACCCTTAGTCGTTGGAGTCCAGGTAATCAACTGTTCTATCAGAGCCTTAATGTTCTCGGTCTGATCTGATGGAAGGTGTATCAAGTTATCTCGATGGTGCTTACCATCAAACTGCTTGGTACCAAAGAGGGTAGACATAGATGCCACACCGAAACCGGCATCCCATTTATTAGAGCCGGTATGGTGTTCCTTAAACTGCACACCCCGTGATGCTAAGTGCATACGGATGCCTTCGTCCTGCGTTAAGAAGGATTGGAAGGCGTTCTTCTCGACGATCCATTCGGACGGTGAGTATAGGGATGTCCAATCAAAAATAAGATTACGGATATCGGCTGGAGACGGACGGCTAATCTTGATAGCATCTACTATGTACCTCTTGCTCGTTGATCTATCAATGGCGTAACAGATAGCTGCGGTATCGCCAATCATCGCAGGGTCTAGCCCACAGATGTAGGTAAATCCGTTTAAGTCTCGTGGATGTCCTGGGTGGCCTGCAACTAAGTTGCCTGCCTTACGCATTCCATCAATAGAACCTTTTACACATACGGGGTCAAAGGCAGCGTTCTCGGATACATCCTGCTGCTGATAGACCAAGGCCCAAGTACTAGCATCCATCGCTTGACGTTCGTTGTAAAGGTTACGACCAGACCAACGTGGGTATAGGCCGTCATCGTTCTTATCCGATTCTGCCTGTCCATCAAAGGGTGCGTCCGATGCGGGCCAAAGGGTAACCCACTTGTCAGGGTCTTCATCTGCCTCAAGCAGAGCTGGCATCGCTAGGTACTTCCAAGGGACTAGTCCTCCTGGGTACCGGTCTTCAGAGCGAAGCTCGCGGTATAGATCTACCGAGGCTACTCGTGTACCAATAATAATCAACTTGCCGGTTGGGTTAAGACGGGATCGCACGTCCTGGGTTAACCACCGGATTTGCTTCTCAAACTCATTAGCGTTCTTCAAGGTAACGGCGTCATCGACAATAATCATATCGGCACGCTTACCGTAAATCTGACCGCCGATACCGACGGCTTCAATGTTCGGATCCTTTTCAGAGGACTCACGAAGCTCATCACCAAAGGTGACGCGGGTTGCCTGCCAAGAGGCCGTCTTGGAATTAAACCCTACGCCAGCTGCATAAGCGCTCTGTAAGTCGGCATACATAGGATGCGTTAGTCGCTGCTTGATAGCGTAGAGAAAGTCTGCTGCGAGTTGCTGTGTCTGTGAGACTATCAGTACTCGGAAGTTTGGGTTACGTGCTACCTGCCAGGTAACGTAGTCGACGGTGACCGTAATCGACTTAGCGTGGTTTGGCGGAATATTTATCAGGACGCGGTTAGCTGCAAGTCCTGGCTCATATTTCATACTGGGGTGTAACCAAGAAGGTTCACGCCCTTCGATGACATCTATGAGGTTCTTCTGGTGAGCAAAGGTCTTAGAGTGTAGGAACTTCTCCCTAAACTCCACGAAGTCGATATCGTGAACATCGCCGGATGCAAAGGACTTCTCCTTCAGGCCGAGGCGGGTTCGATCTATCTTATCTGCAAATACTTTATCGGTGCGACGGTAGTACTCGTAGGTCTTCATCGACTTACCGGCGCTGCCGCAGGCGGCGTCGATAGTCATACCTTCTGCTACACATCCAAGGATAATACGCTTGGCAATATCGGCGGAATTCTCTGCCACGTAATCTCCTAAAAAATAAAGGGCCGGAATAGACGGGCCGGAATCACAG